GTTCCAAGGCTTGCGGATTGATTAGCGGGTTATCGTTGGTGTGCGCTAAGAACCAATTAAGCAGCTCTAATTCTTGGCGGTTAATCTTTGGCTTGCTGAAGTTATATCTAGTTACGCTCATGGTTAAACTTCCTCGGCAAAATATATTTGACTATCGCCAATCAGCACGCTGTCGTTAATTTCCCATTCAATAGAATCATCATCTTTTGCTAACTCCTCGGCTTGCTCTAATGAATCCGCGTATATATACGCTTCTTTTTGCATGGTGTATGTTTGGGTTATCCTAAACTCTTTTAATGTGTCAGCGCTCATTAGATCACCCAAGATATAAGAGTTAATAAGGATGCAAAGAAAAATATAATTATTATATTCTCCGTAATTGTCCGCGCTTGGTCTGTCCAATGTTGCGGTTTTCTGGGCTTGTGTAGTTTATGTGCATAGTCTTTCATTATTTCCCCCTTAACAATTTGAAAAAATTGCAACATCATAATTATCTAATTCAATAACAGTAAAGCTATGTTCTAAATCCCTAGCATATCCATCATAATCAAAGTTACTAAAAACAAATTGAACCGCATCTTTATTAACAATGTTTTGTATATCTTCCTCTGCATATTCATATGCAAAGTCTTTAAAAGAATCAGCAGTTGTAATATAAGATTCTTCCGCTTCTTGCACTAAATCAACAGAATAATCATGCTGGTTAGACATATATTTAATTAATGCTTCATTATCTATATATGAATCTTCTATGGCATGAATTAAATTATATAATTCTTCATGATCTGGATATTCACCCATATCTGGGCAATTATCATAATCATGAACCGCTACTTCATCCGCGTTTCTTGTCACTCTTTTAATGGCTTCTGCAAACTCATCAAAAGAATCAAAGTCTAGCGGGTAAAGCCAACCGCCAATTAGTGAGCCGCTATTGTAAGCGGACAAGTTAGCGAACCAAATGCCCATTCCTGGATTTGTATTTATTTGTAATGCTTCGTTTTTCATTTTTTACTCTCCTAAAAGTAAGTTAGTTATACCACGAAAGCCCCGAAAAGACGGGGCGTTAAATCGTGGGGGGTTTTAGATCATATCTTCGTAAATGCTTCTTACTGTTTCGCCATCTTCCAAAGAACCGCCAAAATCACAAGCCATATAAATAGATTTTGCAAGTAATAATTTTGCCCTCTCATGATCCTCTTCTTGCACTAATGGATTATTTGTAGAACTGTCAATTTCTGATGTATAAACTTGTAAGGCTCTCCAAAGAACCACGCTGTCTTTTTCGCTAATCTCTAAAGTTTTGGTTTCGTATGTTAAATTCAATTTACTCTCCTTAATTAGTTAATGAATAATGTAATATTGGGGGGTAATGGGTATTATGTCAAGCATATTTATTAAAAAAGTTATGGGTTTTTGTGCAAATCCTTTAATATAAAGGCATAAGGGAACAATAATTAATTACAATTAATTACTAATAAAAATGAATTATGGAACAAAAAACGCCTAAAAAGAGAGGACGAAAGGCTTTAATTCTTACACAAGATCAAATTAATCAAATTGAATATTTGGCTGGTTTAAATATGGGAGTGATGGATATTTGTCGTTCCCTTGGTATTTCTTGGAGTGCCTTTGATAAGAACCGCAAAAAAAAACAAGAAATAAATGAAGCATTAGAGAGGGGAAAAGCGAAAGGATTAACAAGAGCTACATCTAAACTTATGGAAAAAATAGAGGATGGCGAATTTCAAGCGATCCAATTTTATCTAAAGAGCGCAGACCGCGAGCGCTGGGCGGAAAAAGCTGAAATTTCCCATACTTTAAACCTAAGCGAAATCATCTCCAGCGCCAACGCGCGCATAATCGAACACAAAGGCGAAGCGCTCCCCAGCGCGCGCGAAAATATCGACATAAAACAATTAAATAAAGCTACAAAGTCATGAGAGCTTGCACACGGGGTTTTTTTACTTCTCCCTTTATCACCCTACGCGCAAGAGCGCGCGAAGCTCTAGCGCTACTCTCCGCGCTTGTTATAGCGCGCTCACTCAATCCCAGTCCAGGCGCGCGCTTGGGTGATAGTGAACACTTACTATAATGAAAGTTAGTACTTACTATCGCTGTATGACCCCCCCTTGCGTTGTGGGCGCGGGGCAGTGTACATGGAACTGTTGCGATAATTTTTTTTAATTTTTTTTGAATTTTTTTTATGAAATATAAAGCCGAAGACGAGAAAAGATTGATGACCGAAATATGGTCAATGAATGTAAAAGACGATCCATTAAACTTTGTGAAGTTTGTATTCCCTTGGGGAATGAAAGACACCCCCCTCGAAGACTTTAAAGGGCCTCGTAAGTGGCAGGAAAAAATTTTACGAGAAATTACCATACACATAGCTCGCAATGGCACTAAGGATTTACCAGAGATGTTTAGAATGGCGGTTGCCTCTGGTCGTGGTATTGGTAAATCTGCTTTGGTTTCATGGTTAATCTTGTGGATGTTATCAACCAGGTTAGGATCTACCATCATAGTAACCGCTAACACCGAGCAACAGCTTAGAAGTAGAACTTGGGCTGAACTTGGTAAGTGGATGACCTTATCTATTAACTCTCATTGGTTTCATAAAACTGCAACCACGATTAAACCAGCGCCTTGGTTTCAAGAAGCGCTAGAGCGCGACCTAAAAATTGATACTGGTTATTACTACGCGCAGGCGCAACTATGGTCAGAAGAAAACCCAGATGCTTTTGCTGGTATTCACAGCTCCTACGGGGTCTGCTTAATCATGGATGAGGCATCAGGTATTCCCGCGCCCATCTACAGCGTGTCTGAAGGGTTCTTTACCGAACCCACGCAAAATCGATACTGGTTTACCTTCTCCAACCCGCGCCGAAACACAGGCCCGTTTTACGATTCTTTCCACGCGAAAAAAAGCTTTTGGCAAAACTTGCAAATAGACTCGCGCACAGTCGAAGGCACTGACCAAAAACTCTTTCAAACCATGATCGAGCAGTATGGCGAAGATTCCACAGTCGCGCGCGTGGAGGTGATGGGTCAATTTCCTAGCTCCGACGATGATACTGTCATACCCATGGACTTAATCAATGCTGCGGTGGACAGAGATGTCTCGCTGACTGCGAATGAACCCATCGTTTGGGGTTTAGATGTTGCACGCTTTGGTGGCGATAACAGTGCGCTGTGCGTGCGGCAGGGAAACACTGTCTTAGAAATTACATCTTTTGCCTCCATGGACTTGATGCAACTTTGTGGTGTCGTTAAAAATAGATTTGATGAGGCTACTGTCATGGAACGCCCCCAAGAAATATTAGTCGATGTGATTGGACTTGGTGCTGGGGTGGTTGATCGACTGCGTGAGCAAAATTTACCAGTGCGCGGGGTGAATGTGGCGGAAGCTCCAAGCACGAAAAAGAACTATTTGAACTTGCGTGCTGAGTTATGGTTTGCGATTAAAGATTGGTTGGCGCAGCGTGATTGCCGACTTCCTATTGATGATGAGCTTGTATCAGAATTAGCTGCGCCTCTCTACAAATATACTTCGACTGGAAAAATAAAGATAGAGTCAAAAGATGAAATGCGCAAAAGAGGAATCAAATCTCCTGACAAAGCAGATGCTTTGGCTTTGACCATGGCAAGTTCGGCTGCAAGTTTTAGTGGAAGCGAGAGTTATTTCGGTTATAATTTCAAAAAACCTTTAAAATCTCGAATCATACGAGTGGGATAAAAAATGCAGTTGGAAGAATTAATGCAAACTTTAAACTATGCCAAAAAAGGCAGGGGCAGAGATTTCTTAATTCAACAACGCATGAAAAACCAAGATCCTATGAATTTACAGAACATGGATGTTTTGCAAAAACAAAAAGGATTGCCATTTGTTGATAGGGTTTTAGAGCCAAGTAAGTATCCGACCCCATCATTGCTTAATGGAGGCAAGATGCAAACACATCTTATGTCAGCAGAACAAGACGATGATGGTAATTGGTTTGTATTTCCAAATGTTATAATGCAAAAAGGAAAATATAGAAAGTTTAAAACTGTTAATGCGGCAATGAAAAATGCTAAAAAGACGGGCAACCTTATTTCTTTTGGTAAAGGAGAAAATGCAAAACAAAAAGCATTAAATTTTTCCGCTAATTATAAGCCAGAAGAATTTAAAGAATTTTATAAGGGCGTACAAGAAAAAACAGGTGGACTGTTAAACTAGGTAAAATAAATGGCAAAAGATTACGAAGACAAAATGGAAGATATGCTTGAGAAAGAAGATGAGCTATCTGAAGAAATTGAAATCGACAACAACGAAGAAGTGGACATGGAACACCTTGCTGGTGTTATCAAATCCGAGATGGATGATGCAAAAGATTTCATTCATCAAGTTGGAGCAGAACGCGCAGAGTCAACTGAGTATTATTTAGGTGAACAACCTCAAGCACAATCCAGTATGCAATCTGAGTTTGTGTCTACCGATGTTAGAGACAGCGTACTCTTTATGTTGCCATCCATCATGCGTACATTCTTTGGTACTAAAAAGATTGTTGAATTTGTACCGCATGGCCCAGAAGACATCCCTGTTGCCGAGCAACAAACCAACTACATCAATTACATCATTCAAGAAAAGAATCCTGGCTTTCAGGTTTTGTATGATGCGTTCAAAGATGCTTTGGTTAGAAAGACTGGTTTTGTCAAAGTGTTTTGGGATGATTCTATTTCAGCATCTACCAGCGAATACACAGACTTAGATCCTGTTTCATATCAAGCCTTGGTGCTTGACCCTAATGTTGAGATTGTCAAAGAATCTGTCACCATGGAAATGATTACACAAGTTGATCCTTTATCTGGTGAAGAAATCACACAAGAGATTCCAGCCAAGTATGATGTCACCATTCGCAGAATTAAATCCAAAGATCAGGTGTGTATTGAATCGATACCACCCGAAGAAGTTTTAATCTCACGCAACGCGCGAGACTTAGAATCAGCATCTTATGTTGCACATCGCATGATTAAGTCTGTTTCTGATTTGGTTGCTATGGGTTACGACCAAGATGAGGTTGAGCAATATGCCACGCAAAGTTCAAGTGCGGTTGACCCCGAAGCTTATGATGAGATCGAGGCAAGAAACCCATTTGACAACATGGTATACCCAGACAGAAATGATACTGGGGCAAAAGAAGTTCTCTATGTCGAGCATTATCTATTTTATGATTTTGATGGTGATGGCATAGATGAAAGAATTAGAGTTTGTACTGCGGGTGAAGGTGTCAATGTATTGAATGTAGAGCAATGGGATGATCTTCCCATTACCATGTTCTGTCCTGACCCTGAACCACACACTGCAATCGGTTCGTGTCCAGCGGATTACTTAAAGCCTATCCAAGCTGCAAAATCCCAAATTATGCGAGATACCCTTGATTCGCTTGGACACTCTATCTTTCCTCGTATGGCTGTGGTTGAAGGTCAAGTCAATATTGACGATGTACTCAATACTGACATCGGACAGCCAATTCGAGTTCGCGCCCCTGGGATGGTTCAACCCTTTACAGTACCCTTCGCTGGTAAAGAGGCTTTCCCTGTTCTTGGATACCTCGATGAAGCAAAAGAGAATAGGACTGGTGTGTCTAAAGCCTCTGCTGGCTTAAATGCAGATGCTTTGCAATCAAGCACCAGTGCAGCTGTGTCCGCTACCATGTCAGGAGCGCAAGGCCGAATTGAATTGATTTGTCGACATTTTGCAGAGGGTGGTCTTAAACAGCTCTACAAGGTTGTCAACAATTTAATTATCAAACATCAAAATGCACAGGATGTCTTTAGACTCGAAGGTCAATTTATTCCTGTTGATCCTAGATACTGGGATTCAGACAAAGACATGGTGGTTAATGTAGCTATCTCTAAATCTTCAGATGAAGAGAAGTTTGGCATACTCGCACAAATGGCACAAAAACAAGAACAAATATTACAAACACTTGGAGTAAACAATCCATTAGTATCTTTACAGCAATACTCTAATACGCTCACGCGCATGATCGAGTTAGCTGGATTTAAAGATGCCAATAGCTTTATTAACACTCAAGTACCGCCTATGCCACCGCAACCCCCAGAGCAACAACAACCTGATGCGGCTACCATGTTAGCTCAAGCAGAAGCCATGAAAGCACAAAACCAAGCACAGAAAGCTATCATTGATGCTGAGACTGATCGCATGAAGATCATCATGGATGATGATAGACAGCGTGATGAAACCGAAGCACAGATTAGACTTAAAGCAGCAGAATTAACCGCTAAATACGGAGCGCAAGTCAACATAGCAGAGATCAATGCTATCATGGAGCGTGACCGAGAAAACATTAGGCAAACTGCAAAGGATCAAGCTCAAGGACTATTTACTGGCAATGGCAATCAAGTTATATAACTTAGAGGTTTTAGTAGACGATCTAGTTTATGTCGGTAGTGATATTAGAGCCAAAAGCCAAGAAGATGCAGTCAGAATACTTGGTATTATCTCTGGTGGTGAAGTAACCGAGGACTCAGAAGTATTAAGCTGTGAGGAGAAAACTTTACACTAATGGCAATTACATACAGAGGCGAAAAGTTTGCAGGTTTTAACAAACCTAAAAGAACACCTAATCACAAAACAAAATCACACGCAGTTTTAGCCAAGGTTGGTGATATCATAAAACTCATACGCTTTGGTCAACAAGGTGTGAGTGGTGCTGGTAAAAATCCTCAATCTGCTAAAGACAAAGCTAGAAGAAAATCGTTCAAAGCTAGACACGCTAAGAACATTGCAAAAGGTAAACTGTCAGCCGCTTATTGGGCTGATAAAGTAAAATGGTAAGGAGATAGGTATGTCACTATATGATAATATAAACAAAAGAAAAAAAGCTGGAACAAGTAGAAGCAAGAAAAAATCTACTATTAGTCCAAAAGCATATGCAAATATGAAAGCTGGTTTTCCTAAGAAGAAAAAGAAAAAATAACGGAGTAAATTATGCCAAGAGGAAAAGGAACATACGGATCTAAAGTAGGCAGACCGCCAAAGAAAAAATCTACAAAAAAATCTAAAAAGAAATAAGTGCGACCATCCTCGGCAAAAGCCAAGGGTCGAAAACTTCAGCAATGGGTTGTTGATAAACTCATAGCTATACTTGGTTTTGATCCTGAAGATTTAGAATCAAGACCTATGGGATCTTCGGGCGAAGATGTCATTATGGGCGTACAATCACGCAAACAATTCCCTTATTCAATCGAATGTAAAAACCAACAAGCAGTTAATGTATGGAAGGCTTATGAACAGTCTTGTACTAACTGTAAAGATTACGAACCTTTGGTTATAATAAAGAGAAATAATACTAAGCCATTGGCATTAGTTGATGCAGAGTATTTTATTAAATTGCATTGCAAGGAAAAGGAAAATGAAACTGAACAAAATTAAAAACATAGTAAGCAGTCTTGCTCCAACGCTAGGTGCAGCTATAGGCGGGCCATTAGGCGGACAAGCTGGTCAAATACTTTCTACAGTTCTAGGTGTAAAAAACAATCCAGTAGAAATAGAAAAAGCAATGAAAAATATAACCGCAGATCAAATGATTGAACTAAAAAAATGTGAAAAAGAATTTGAAGTTCAAATGAAAGAATTAGATGTAGATATCTTTGCACTTGAAGTAGATGATAGAAAAGATGCTAGATCTAAATTTGCAGGCGATTTAACACCCACTATATTAGGTGTTTTATCTATGACAGGTTTTATGAGCTATATTTTTTATATAACAGCTTACCCTATTCCAGATACCAGTGATGATATCGTAATGTTAATTATTGGTTCTTTGACTGGTATAGCTACAGCAGTTATTTCTTTTTACTTTGGTGCTAGTAATAAGGATAAAAAATGAGCGAATGGAAAAATTTTAGGCTAGAAGAGTTTGCTTGCAAGCATTGTGGTGAAAATAAGATTGAACATGAACTAATAGATAAGTTACAATCGCTAAGAGAAGACTTAGGTTTTCCATTTGTTATTTCTTCTGGCTACCGATGTGAAGAACATCCGATAGAAAGAAAGAAAAAGAAACCAGGTACTCACAATTTAGGGATTGCAGTCGATATAGCCTGTAGTCACAAACAAGCATTACAAATAGTATC